CCTTTAAAGTCTTTGCCTGCAAACTTTTCTATTCTTCCAGTTGGAGTTTCAAGGAAATAACGAGTTGGTTCTCCAGGCTTGCCTTTTTCTTCAGTCAAAGGCACGTATCCTTCGCCATCCACTTGAAACATTTGTGCACTGTTAGAGGAAGGAACATCGGTTACAGAAAGAACTGGATTGACGATTCTTCGGCCCTCATAAAAATAAAAACCCGTTACAGGATCAAAGGCACCTTTTACATTGATGACTTTTCCTTTTTCTGTTTTGATTCCAAATGATGCTTCTTGAGTTGGTCTAGCAACTGGAACCGCATCAAGAAATGTCCTTCCAGACTTACTCACAAGTCTGTTTGTACCTGATACTTCCGTTTTTGGATTTTGTGCATCCATGGCATCAACAAGGCCCGTCAGTGCCTGTCGTGCTTCAGCTTCAGGCATGCCCAGTATCTGTTGCTGCAATGATGCATATTCCGCTTCTGGAAGTTTGCTACGCAACATCGGAAGCATTTGCTGAATCGCGTCTTGCACCTTCAAGGTAGGACTCGCATCAAGCGCATTCAAAATTGTGTTAGCTGCATTCCCAAACATGTCTGTTTTGGCAACGGCAAATGCCTTCGTTTGAGCGGCATACGTGGAAAGTGCCGTGTTCGTCTTCTGCCCACTTTCCAATACCCGAGCAGCTGACGCTGGTGATGCTCCACTGTTGATCAAGTCTTGATGGGCTTTCTTGTAGTTGAAAAACCCATACTCGTCTTCGTATGCACCCCTAGAAGTGGTGGTAGACACTAACGAAGGAGATGTTGAGCCAACCCGTGCCATCCCACCATCCGACACATCAAAGGGTTCGCCAAATGATGCCGATGGCACACGCGACGACAGTTCCGGCGATTGCACACGCGAAAACAGTTCCGGCGTTAAAGTAGACGTTTGACGAGACACCATGTCCCTAGGATCTACTTTGGAAATAACAGGAACGCCATCCACAACTCGTGTTGAAGTTGATGCTTCTGTGCGCTTCATTAGTTTGCCAAGGAGAACCTCATTCTTCCTGTCCTCTTCAGCTTGCGCCAGTGCCATCTTTTCCATCTTCAACTTCGGATCGTTGTAATCCGTGATGGCCTTCGACGCAATATTCCCCAGCCCCTGGATCGCATTGCCCCATGCCTGCCCACGCTGCTCTGCCGCTCGGGCTTGAATCTCGCCAATGCGGAGCAAAGCTTCGGCCTTGGCTTGATCACCCTTGCCCATCAGTTCGCTGATGGAGCCAATGTAGGGATTGACGAACGCCTCGTACTTAAAGGGCGGCATTAGGCTGTCGCCACGGCATACTGCTCGTTAAAGCGGTCTGCGCCGGTCTGACGCCACTGGTTGTAGGACTGCACCCAGCTGTTGAACTGGTTGTTGTAGTCCTGCTGCGCCTGATTCGCGTTGGTCTGATACCGCATCTGATTCGCGTTTGCGTTCGTGGCGTAGGCATTCTGAGCCGTCGCCTCGTTCATGCTGTAGGCGTTCTGCCGTGCCGTCTCATTAGTGCCGTAGGCATTGGCCCGACCCAGTTCGTTGGCGCTGTAGGCTTGGAAGGCATTCCCGGCATTGGTGCCAAACGCATTGGCGCGGTTCTGCTCGTTCGTGTTGTAGGCGTTGGCCGCGTTACCGTAGTTCATCGCGTAGGTGTTGTACCGGTTCTGCTCGTTGGTGTTGTAGTTCGTCAGATTCCGGTTGTAGATGTTGCCGTACTCCTGGCTGGCCGCGTTCTGGCCGTAGTCCAGAATGTCCTTCAGATTGCCACCCGTGTTGGTGACTCCCCGTGCCGCGCCAGACCGCTCCAGCGCCTGTTGGCCTTGATTGAGCCGGAACTGGTAGCTGGGGTCTTGCTGCATGTCCCCGGCAGTCGGGGAGGCAAACGGCGTGGCCTGCTGATACTCGGGCCGACCAAACTCGGTCGGAGCCTGATAATACGGCGACGTGTAGGTGTTGGCCGCATACGGAGTCGGAGCCTGATACGGCGCGGACGGCGTGTAGGACGGCTGGCCATACTGCGGGATCGCAGGGGTTGTCGGGGCACTGTAATCAAACGTGCCCGCCAGCCCACGGATGTTGGGGTTCGGTTGAAACGTGGCCATTACATGCCTCCTGTCGGATCGACGCCGCGATTGTTCCAATCATTGTAGGCTTTCAGCCAGTTGTTCATCTGGCCGTTGAAGTCCTGCTGGCCCAGTGCCGCATTGGCCTGATTCGCCTGCGCGTTCTGCTGACCAAAGCGGTAGGCTCGACGCCGATCCGCCTCAGACGCCAGCGCCACATCGTTGGGCGAACCCATCGCCTCAGGCTGACCAAGGGCCGTGCGAGGCGCAACCAGACGCGTCCCACTCCACGGCGACGGGTTGTAGGTCTGGCCCATCTGATCGCCCTGTGCAGCCATGTAGGCATTCCCAGCCTGCCGATACTGGGCGTTGGTGCGGTTCCACGCATTCTCTGCTGCGGGGTCTGACGGCGTAGAGGTCATGCCTGTCGGCTGCAAGATGCCCTGCATCGTCTGCTGGAAGGCCCGGGGCTGGAAGGCTGTGCTGGGTTGCATCATCGCCGCAGGCCGCATCGACGTTGAGGCCGCAGTCTGTGTGGCAAACGGTGTCACCGCCGGAGGCAGTGCCGCCCGTGCGCTGTAAGGCGTCGTTGGGGTGTTCACGATGTTCGCCATCGTGTTGGCCGCAGGAGCCGTGACAGCGTTGTTGGCCGTGTTGGGATTCGTTGTTGTCGTGGTGTTCGTCGTGTTGGGATTCGTGGTGGTGGTGTTCGTAGTACCGCCACCAGGCACATTCGTTGCGCCACCAGGAGTCACTCGTCCACGCGCCGTCAGCCGTGCTTCGGCTTGCCCAATCAACGTCTCTGGAGTAATCGCCCGTGTATTGCCAGCCCGCGTTTGATTGGCGCTGGTTCGAAGCGCGGTCAACATCCCATTCAGTTCGTCCTGTGCCGCCTGATCAGGATTGCCAAAGTTGAGCCTAGATGCAAACGTCTTGAGTCGAGCCAACCAGATAGGCGTCTGGCTCTGAATCATTGCGTAGACCGCCGGGTCTTCGGCAGTGGCGTCGCTGGGGTTGCTGCTGCCAAATGGGTTGGGATTTGGTGGCGGCGTTGGTGTCGGCGTCGTCGTTGGTGTCGGCGTCGTCGTTGGTGCAGGATCTACTCGCACGATCACACCCGTGCCTGCGTCATTCATCACCAACCGTCCGCTGGCGATGCCATCCCGGTGTTCTGCACTGTCTGCAACCGCAGCACCCACACCAGCGGCCCCACCAGGGTTGTAGCGATGAGCCTGTACGGACGGATCGCCAAAGTCCGCACCATGACCGAGATAGGCTTGAAAAATTCTGTCAATCTCTGCGTCTGTAACAGTCGGGTCCATTAGCGTTCCTCGCCTCTTGAATACGTGGCCGTGATGCCCTTAGGCGTTATTTTTGCGCGGCACGTAGTCCGGCAGAATAAGGTCAGGCGGCAGTTCCAAGTCCGTGCGCTTCAGCGGATCGGGTTCAAAATACTGCGCCTCGCGGAGCGCAGCCGGATCTTCGTAGGCCGCAATCTGCCGTGGCCCCTGACCAATCAACTCGCCCAATACACCTAGTCTTTGCTGACGAACAACATCCTTAGCATTAGCGTTACGCATATCCGCTACACTCAACGCCCGATTGTTGTACGCACCCGTGTTGAACATGCCCACGTCCGTACGGCCACGCGACACGTCGCTAGAGCGGTTGTTAAACGCTGTGTCACCGGCCTGGTTCCAGCTGTTCCGCAGACCGGTAATATCCCCAGCTCGGTCGTTCTGCATCCCCGCTCTCCACTGGCCGTAATTGCCCAATCGGTCGGCATCAGCGTTCGCGTTTGCAATAGCAGCTTGTTCTCGCGCAAATGCCAACTGTTTCTCGGCAGTAACGCCGCCAATGCGTGCTGCTTCAGTAGCGGCATCAGATTGAATGCGTGCGGCTCGACCTGATGCATTAGATTGTAATTTTGCAGCACCTAGACCCGCTCCCGCAGCGGCACCTCCAGCAATAAGTGTAGCAACCGCTGCTGATGTTACTGTTGACATATAGATCCTCTTGCTTTGCAAAACACCACTTGCGTTAGTCGAGATTCAGTGCCCACGCCATAGTTGGCATAGATCGCACGCGAATGAAACAGACTGGCCGGGAAGATGATGGCTCGATTAAAAACTGCTGGCACATGTGCGCGAAGTGCCCATTGCGACAGATCACGCCACGCTTGTCCTTCATTCAGTTTGTCCATTGCAGACACCGCAGAACTGTCTGTGGCTCCTGACCAACGATGACGCCAAAAATCTGTGCCATCGTCTGTATCTGGTGTGTCTGTCAGATACAAAATGGCTGTCCAGTCGCCCATATCACGGTCGGTGTGAATGTAGTTAGGTTCAACCTGGCCTAAGGGGCTTCTCCGAATCAGTGACAACGACGGAGTCAGGTCGGGACGCACGCGACACAGCCAATCGGTAAACTCTGTCTGAACGCACGCAGATAGCCCATGCCACTCCACGTCACCTACCAGATACGTTTGTGATTCAGTAGAGCGTGCGTCACGGGCGTAGGCAAAAGGGTCACGTAAGACCGCATCAAACACAGCAATCCGAGGGTCATCAACCAACACCGCATCAACGGTTGGCTCATTGGCCTCGCCCACGGCTTGCAAATGCAGGAGTTCCGCATCGTGTGTTAACTGTGTGGCGTAATCCACTGGGGCTAACATGCGTCACAACTTTTCTGGTATGACGTTTCCGTTTGCGTGTAACCTAAACGCTCGTAGAGACGCCCCACACGTTCATTGGGCGCAACCATTTGGATGGTCAGAGCGTTCCGGCTTTTCGCCCACGTTTCAGCGGCTTTCATCAAACGAATACCATCTCCACGATGGTCTGGGTTGACCCACCAGCAGATCTCTCCCGCGAACATGTCTCCCGACAAGAAATGTGGAGTACAGATCATGCCAATCATGCCTTCGATGTGCCCGTCCTTTTCCAGAACAAGCATCGTGCATGTGTCCGTCGTAACAAGCATGTGCGCCATGCTTTCAATCTGGGCAGGGTTGTCCCTCAAAATATGCCGATACGCATCGGACTGGGCAAAGCGCATCCCCATGTCTACCAAAGACGGAATGTCGTCCAACGTGGCTGTGCGGATCACAACACCTGCTCACACGTCACATCGAGCCGATACGCCATCGGCGTGGCTCCTGCGGACGCATACGTCGTGGCGTAGGTGATGGCCGAGTTCTGATCCACCCGCACCAGCACGGACAGCGTGCTGGTTGTCGCCGTGGTGTTGCCGGTCATGGCTACGCTGGAGGTCGTACACGCCACCGCTTGCGTCCAGCCAAAGGTCACGATCAACGAACTGCTGGTCGTTGCCGCCGTCGTCACCCGTGCCGCCATCGACAGCCGATACAGCCCTGGCAACACCGAGGTCAGCGCAAAGTTCGTCGCCGTGATCGATGCGACCTGCCCTGTCGCGGTCTCAGACGCCAGCATCACGGGCGTCTCGTTCACCCGGTCGGCGAGTGTAATCAGCCAATACCGCATGACTTGCGTGAAACGGCCCGAGATGCTGTTCTTGACAATCGGCGCATCGACCGCAAACTCAGGGACAGGCGGCAGCAGGATAGCCATTACCCGCCCTGCCCAAAGAAGCCGCGCCCGTCAATCTCCGCGCCCATGATGCGCCACGTGATTTCTGGGACCCACATCTTCAAGCTGCTGGGCAGTCGCGTCCACACCACCTGGGCGTTGTACGCACCTGCGGCTCCTGCCGACGCCAGCCGTTCGTTCGACCACGTCTTGGCATCGACGCTCGACCGGAGCATCACCTGAGGGTTCTGTCCCTGCCCAGACGACGTGCCCAGACCTGATTCCACAATCAGTTCCATGCGACTCACAAACAAGCGGCGCACGCCGGGAGCGCGAAACAGCGGGGGGGGAATACGCAGACGACGGATGATGTCTCCGTTACATTCGGAGGTTAGGGCCGTGTCCATTACGCAGATCTCGCCGGTCGTTCTGTCGCCCACCAGATGCTTCCCAAAGGCATAGCAGTGGCTCCGTGGTGCCCAGACATCGTAATCACCCGCTGCATCGTCCCAGACACCGCGTTCGTGCCACAGGCCCGTGCTGAGGTCAAACACCCACGTCTTGTTGGCTGATGGAAACGACAGGCAATAGAACGTATGCCCGGCTTCGGAATACACCACCGCCTCAGCGTCTGTGATGATGAAGTCGCGGGCATAACTGGCAATGGCTGTTTCGACCGCGTAGGTGCTAATCCGCTGCGGAGTGACACCTGTGGCCCCAACCACGATCCCGGCCCCGTCAGTGGTCTGGGAAAGCCAGCACATCGTGCTGCCCGCCAGCTTGACGCTAAACGGCGCAGGCGTGCCGTAGCCAAACACGGCCCCAGGCACGGGCGAGAACGGGAACGGTGACGTGCCCGCGTCATACCAAATCTCGCCCGTCTGCTCTCCAATGAGCCAGATCTGGCGACTGCCATCGACCACCATCGCCTTCCACGGGTCCGGGGCAATGCTCCGCTGGGCATATTGCGTGGCATCCCACGTCGTGCCGTCGTTCAGCCCAGAGATGTAAAACGTCGATGTCGCCGCATCGAAGGCCAAGAAGTAGCCATCGATCATGCCGCACATCGTGCATTTGCCAGCGAGGTTGGCAATGGTGGACAACGTGTTGGTTGAGATAGTCAGCAGATAGCCGTTGGTCCCTGAGGCAATCAACAGTTCCCCACCCGCATCGCCATTGCTGGCAATCTGTGCAGGGTTGGGGTCGTTGGCGACTGTGGGCGTGGTCACCGCCACAGCGGTGTTGTTCACAAAGACCTGATAGACCGTGTTGCCAATCACCGC